CCAAAAGAAAATGTTATTGGGTTTGCATATGAACCAGTTGTATATCTCGGTCTAACAAATAAATTTGTTGAATATGCAAAACAGTATATTCATAAATATTATATAGGGGATACGAATGGACTGCCTGCTCCGTTTGTTGAGGGCAATTGTTTCTTGACATATAATTCGCCGTTACCGGGGTTGCGCCCGAAAACGACTTGCATGTCATTAATGATAAGTCAAAAAGCTCATCAACCTGGTCATAGATATCGTCATGAACTAGCCAATGCAATATTGAGTACGGATTTGCCGATTGATATTTATGGACGCGGATGCATATTTGATATATATAAACAGGGGGAACCGCGAATAAAGGGAACTTTTGAAAAGTACGAACCATATGATGGATATGAGTTTCATATTTGCATTGAAAATGTGCAAAGCAATCATTATTTCAGTGAAAAAATAATAAATGCGTTGTTAACAAATACAACACCGGTTTATTTGGGGTGTAAAAATATTGATACGTATTTTCCGGAGAAAGTTGTTCATTTAACAGGGATTGTTGAGAACGACATGAAGTTATTAACTGATATATGTGCGAATCCTGCAAAATATAAGAAAATAATAGATATTGTTGAAATCGAAAAGAAAGTATCGTTGTTACATAATTTAGATTACGTATATGGGTTATAGGGTTCCCATACCATCCAATCTCTTACTTTCTTCTCTCATAAATACATTTTTATTTTAGTTGTTTTATTATCAAATGACACGATAATGGGAGTGTAAGTGCACCAGTTGCGTTGTCTACCTGTAATCCACCCACGATCGCGGTTAGTGGGTTACTAATAGAGATTATAGAATTACCGATTAATGGGGTCGCCACTATACTCATGCCAACAATTACTCCGCTACCTGGTTTGCCAACAACTGTATATAATAATTCGATGCCATTTAATACGACAACCAATTCACCTGTATTGCTTACGGGGACCTGGAATGTTATTTCATATACGCCGCCAGGTGGTAATACAAATTGTGTTGAACTACCAACAACGCGCTGGATAGAACCATAAGTGTTTATTATAGGCGATGGAAAATGAATTGATTCTCCGGGTAAAATCGCATCTGGGTTGTCGTTTATAATACCAGGTACCCCGCTCATCAATCCGTAAAAATCTGCAAAATTTACAACTGCGTTTGTACCAGGTGCACCAGTCGGTCCGGTTTCACCTTCCTCGCCCTTCTCACCCTTCTCACCCTTCTCACCCTTCTCACCCTTCTCACCCTTCTCACCCTTCTCACCCTTCTCGCCATCTTCTCCATCTTTGCCATCTTTGCCATCTTTGCCATCCTCACCTTCCTCCCCCTTCTCACCATCTTTGCCATCATCCCCTTTCTCGCCTTTCTCGCCTTTCTCGCCATCTTTGCCATCTTTGCCATCCTCCCCCTTCTCACCTTTCTCGCCTTTCTCGCCTTTCTCGCCTTTCTCGCCTTTCTCGCCTTTCTCGCCATCCTCCCCCTTCTCACCTTTCTCGCCTTTCTCACCTTCTTTGCCATCTTTGCCTTTCTCACCCTTCTCACCTTGTTCGCCTTCCTCCCCCTTCTCACCTTTCTCACCTTTCTCACCTTTCTCACCTTTCTCACCCTTCTCACCTTTCTCACCTTTCTCACCTTTCTCACCTTTCTCACCTTTCTCACCTTTCTCACCTTTCTCACCTTTCTCACCTTTCTCACCCGTATCGCCCTTATGTCCACGACATCCTTTTTCTCCGGTATCGCCTTGACATCCCTTGGGTCCTGTCGGGCCAGTATCGCCACGGCAGCCAGTCGGTCCAGTTGGTCCAGTATCTCCAGTGCAACCCTTGTGTCCCATCGGGCCAGTTGGCCCGGTTGGTCCTGTCGGGCCAGTATCGCCATCACACCCTTTGGGTCCAATTGACCCATGACAACCTTTGGGTCCAGTTGGACCAGGTGGACCAGAACAGCCTTTGGGTCCAGTTGGACCAGGTGGGCCAGGGGGTCCAGTGCATCCGTCACATCCATCTTCGCCGTCACATCCATCTTCGCCGTCACACCCGTCTCGGCCATCACGTCCATCTTCGCCGTCTTTTCCATCTTTTCCGTCTCGGCCATCACGTCCATCTTCGCCATCTTTTCCATCCTTTCCATCACGGCCATCTTCTCCATTGTGCCCATCTTCTCCATTCTTGCCGTCTTTACCATCGCGACCATGCTTGCCATCTTTTCCATCTTCGCCGTCTTTTCCGTCTTTTCCATCGCAACCATCGCGACCATCCTTTCCATCTCGACCGGATTTGCCTAACTTCACCGATTTACGACAGCTCTTCTTTGAGCTCTGTTTGCATGGCTTGTTGCAGCTAGGTGGTGTTGAACACGACTCTTCACAGTCTTCACTTGACTCGTCACTTTGGTAGCAAGATTTGGGCATATAAGTTTAATTATATATATGTATTAAATAATTAAACGGATACAAAAAAAATATCATGGTGCATGCATTGCAAATAAACACAGTGTGATTGCAATAATTACAAATGGAGTAATATATCACAAATCTTTTAGTTAGTAGTTTTTACAGTTATTATGAATTGATGAGATTGTGTATTGCCGTCAGATTCGTTATCACTGTCATTATGGTCATTATTATCATTATTTGCATAGTCCTTGCATTTACATACAGGTTTTACATATTGCATGCATTTGTTGCATTCACAAACGGTCGGCTTGCATTTGTTGCATTCACAAACGGTCGGCTTGCATTTGTTGCATTCACATGCAGACGGCTTGCATTTAGGGCTACGTTTTTGGCTACGTTTCGGGCTACATTTGCACTTTTCTTCGCGGTTCGAATCACATTTTGTCGAAGAACGACTAGCACGTTGAGAGCAATTACACTTAGGCATTATACAGTATGTGACGATAATAATGAAACTACACCTAGATATGCTGTGTGAAAAAAATACAGTAAATATAAACTCATAACAGTAGTTTGCGCAACATGTATTATTGAAATATAACCAATGTTTGTAATTTTTTATTCAGTTATGATTCTAGGTACAATATTAATAGTTTGTAGTTCTTGCGACATGAGTTTGTATGCATATGGAATATCGACCTTTGCAAAATCGGTTCGGTTGTCGCATGTTTTGCAGAAATGTATGGAAAAGTCGCCACTTGTATGTAGTTTGCTTTGCTTACCATCATTGTACGATGCAATCATTCCGCATTTTTTACATACGTGTACGTTATATTTATCCGATACATCATACATCCGTTCTTTACAGAATCGAGTCATTCCATGAGCAATCATTACATCTCGCTCCATCTCACCTATACGGAACCCACCATCGCGACTTCTACCTTCAGCCGGTTGTCGAGTTAAGTTTACCATAGGTCCAATCGAACGACTGTGTTGCTTATCACTTACCATGTGCTTTAATCTTTGATAAAAGACAGGGCCAATGAATATATTCGTTTCCAGTTGTTCGCCAGTAAGCCCATTATACATAAGTTCATTGCCGTAGCTTTCATATCCAAGCTTTAACAACTCGGCCGAAATTGTCTTTACGTCCAGATTGCCAAAACTGGTTCCGTCACCGAACATTCCTAGCTGCAATAATACTTTACCGAGAAGCGTTTCTTTCAATTGCCCAATCGTCATTCTCGATGGAATTGCATGTGGATTAATGATAATGTCTGGACGAAGGCCGGAAGCGGTGAATGGCATATCACATTCAGGAATGATATTTCCAGCAGTACCCTTCTGACCATGCCTACTCGAAAACTTGTCACCAAATGTGGGCTTGCGCAATACGCGCATACGGACTTTCGCGAAATTGTATCCATCGCCGTTACGTCCAGTAAAATTTTTATCCACATATGTGTCTTCGGTTGTGCGATATGTCTTACTTTGGTCTTCGTATTTTACCGTCTTGGTCGGGTCATTACGGTTTTCTTTAATCGGCACAATCTTTGCAATAATAACATCGCGATTCTCCACGCGTTCGTTTACAGGAAGAAACCCATCCGCGTTTAATTTGTCGTAATTGCCAAACTTAATGCCCTTTGTTTTTGCCGGGTCTGGTTTGCAACGAATGATTTCATCGCGAATAATGTTTTTGTCTTCGTCTTTTTCTGTGTGATATATAGTTGCGAGGAATAACCCGCGGTCAATCGACGACTTGTTAACTAATACACTATCTTCCTGATTGTATCCAGTATGACTCATAATCGCCACATGTATTTGTGTGCCCGATGGAATCTTATTGAGGTGCAAGAAGTTCATAATGCGAGTGTCTACAAGCGGGCGAGATGGATAATTAAGAACATACGCAGTTTTGTCCATTCTCTGATCGTAATTTGTCGCGTAGACACCCATCGCTTGCTTACCCATCGCGCATTGGTAAGTGTTTCTGGGGGCTTGGTTATGATCCGGGAACGGTACACATGACGCCAACACCCCAAATATAGTACTTGGGTGAATTTCACAATGAGTGTAATCGAAATGGCCACTCGTCGGTTGCAGATAAGAATCCTTTGATTTCATAGCAATCATTGCATGGTTTTGCTCCTCCGGGTCGATATACTCGACAACTGCCTCGTCAATATTGCAGTTGGTAAGCAAATCGTTCCATGTGAGCTTGCGGTCAACCAATGAATTGATAATATCGCTAGTGATTAAGGCCTTATTATCTCTAACACGTAGTACGGGCCGAGTTAATCTGCCACCGTCACTGCAAACACGAATTTCGAGAGTTTTATAGTCGAAAATAATAGACGTGTATATGTTGATAATACCTGTATATTTTTTCTGCTTTAAATCTTTATACAGCTCATCGGGCACGTTTGTAATGCCCTGCCACGCGCCGTTCACGAATACCTTTACTTTACCATACAATTCGTTGGGGTCGGCAATGTCGTCAAATGACACGATAAACGGCTTGACATATTCATATAGCGCCGAACTATTTGTAGGAATAGTAATGTGAGCCATGTAGCTGATGTTTTTCACTACACCAATGGATTGGCCTTCCGGAGTTTCCGCAGGACATAAAAACCCCCACGTAGTGTTGTGCAACTTGCGCGGCGCAATTAGCTCGCCGCTTTTTTCTAGAGGAGTGTTGATGCGACGAAGATGACTTAAACTGGAAACATATGTTAATCGGTTCAATACTTGTGCGACACCCACCTTGCTACTATTTGACTGTTTAATACTAAAATCGCCGGTAGAAAGTGCACGGTTGATGCCATTCTCGATGGTGGTCGATTTCATAATTTTGTAAATGTTTGTCATGTTGATGATATTGCCGTAATCTTCACTTGAACGCCATGAACCAGTGTTGATTTCACGGACCACTTGTTTTTGCATTTCTTTTACCAGTTTATTGAAATAATTACGGAACAGATTATTGAGAAGCGTACCGGTAAGTTCAACTCGTTTGTTAAGATATGAATCGCGGTCGTCTGCCGAAATCCAGTCCAAACTGGCACTAATCAACTTGGCCGCCATATATCCAAGCAAATAGACTTTTTGGTTTTGTGTTTTGCAATGAGGAAACAGGTCATTTTCTAATATATCTACAGTAAACTCGCGCTTCTTTATTAAGCCGGTTTCTTTGTCCATATTTATAGGAGTATATAACGCATATGTAGTAATGTATTTGATTGCGTCTTCCTGCGTTAAATAGTCATTCGCGTCGACAATGGACGCATGGAGTCGTTGTAGACATATTGCGGAGTCCTTGTCATCTAGGTCCAATAGAATATGTTTGCAAATATCCTTGTCGGTAATAATACCAATTGCGCGGAATAAGATGAATAGTTCAATCGGCTGCTTAATACGCGGAATATTTACGTATATACCGTGACCAAAACCGTTGTTCTTTGACGAAATCATCATCTCAACTTGCTTGGGGGAGATACATTTGAAATCCGGGACCGATTTGATTTCCGCGGTCCATGACCACTTTGTAGATTTCTTGCTATTGAAACAATATATCCGGTTTTCGGCCGCGCGCTCCTGTCCCAATACCGTCTTTTCAGAGCCCTTGATAATAAAGTACCCACCACAGTCCATATTGCATTCGCCAGTTAGCTGTGAATTGGTAAAATTGTTGTTTTGGTTCAACACGCAAATCGACGACTTCAACATGATTGGCATTTTACCAATGTTGATTTTGGGCATCGTTCGTTTAATAATTCTCGGCGTATCCATGCATTCTGTATTGCGAACAACATATTCAATATCAATGTCGACCGTCATTGTGGATGCATATGTAAAGTTGCGAAGTTTCGCTTCTTGTGGTAACATAATCTTGGTCGCACCATTGTTTTCGTGTATTTGTGGCGGATACAGCTTGAAATTGTTAAATGTAACAAAACATTCTAACATATATAGTTGTTTTTCAGTAATATAATCATTATCAGAGTGTATTTTTACTGGATTAAACATGTCAATTGTGCGCTGAATCTGGTAATTCACAAAGTTGTTGTATGACTCGATTTGATGTCGAACCAAACGGTCCAAATGTTTCCCTTCAAAATACGATTCAATAATTTGGTACGGTTCTTCGACATATTGACCCAAATGTCCTAAAATATTTTGTTCCACCTTGGTCATTGCAGCAGCAATCGACTTTGCATGCTCTTCCACATACGCCTCCGTCTCTATAACCGATTTAAGTGCTTGCGTTTCGTTGTTGAGTGCGGGTGTTCGCAGTTTCAACTTTCTTGCATTTGCAGGCGCGGCAGTTGGCATGGGCTGGGCGGTTGTTATGTGGTTATGGCTCGCGGATTTCATTTCATACGACATATTTCGTTAATATATTTGTAATTGATTTGTTGCAGTCGGTATTTTCAATTTTTCATCTATAACTAATTTATCGAATGTAGATAAAAGGAACCGTAATAAGTACATATATCCATGCATCGGTCAAAGAAATTCATTCATTATTTGGATGGATATTGTAATAAATCTGAACTCACATTAGAAGATTGTACCCGACTAACTTCCAATATTAATAGACAGTTTCATCGTAAATATGGACCACCACCGGATGTATACTTATCATTTGATGCAAACTTGGCTAATATATCGAATCCATTGGGCGGTATTTTACCGCCACTACACGACCTCGATTATAAACCGCTCACCGCACATGCGCCACCTCATGCGTCAGCTTTACCGCACGTAGAACATATTTGTGTAAAAACCAAAACGGTCAACATAGAAACCGACGTTAAATGTCTAGTGGACTTATTGCATATCATTAACACCCATGAATATGACGCCGACACACAATACAATATCGATTTGAAGTCATTGCATGCTATCAAAGAAGAGATGACATTGTTAAATGATATGATTGGTATGGACAGCATAAAAACTGCCGTTATGAACCAGCTCTTATATTTTATACAAAACCTGGGCACTGGCGATGCTGGCAACGGGGACTTTAAGCACACTGTTATATGCGGTCCGCCAGGAACAGGTAAAACCGAAATTGCCAAACTTATCGGCAAAATGTATTCGAAAGTTGGAATTTTGAAAAACAACGTCTTTAAGAAGGTAACTCGTAGCGATTTGATTGCAGGGTATTTGGGACAAACCGCAATCAAAACCAATAAGGTTGTAACAGAATGTATAGGAGGTGTGTTATTTATAGATGAAGCATATTCACTCGCAGCACAAGACGGCAATGACAGCTTTTCGAAAGAGTGTTTAGACACACTATGTGAGGCGTTAAGTGACCATAAGACGGATTTGATGGTGATTATTGCAGGATACGAAGACGATTTAAAAGGGACGTTCTTTAAAGTAAACCGCGGATTGGAATCCAGATTTATTTGGAAATTTCGTATGGACCCATACACTGCAGACGAATTGATGCGGATATTTGAGAAAAAAATAGCAGATAATGGATGGAATTTGAATATTGACACGCATATATTACGTACATGGTTTACTCGTAACCATAAGAAGTTTGTTCATTATGGTAGAGATATGGAGCAGCTCTTTACATATGCGAAAATTCATCATAGTCGCCGTATATACGGAAAGCCGACAGACCTGCGTAAAAAGATTACTATTGACGATTTAACGTGCGCTTTTGATGTTTTCGAAACCAATAAAAAGAAAGAGGCGGTTCCAGATTATTTACAAAACATTTATGTGTAATATATGATTATTGAGATTTAGGAAAATAATAACAACCTTATTATTATTTTCGTAAGATGTAGATATAATATAACTAACCACATTTTAAGTATGAGTGATAAAAAAATATTAGCAATAGACCCGAACCTTTTTTCATTTTCGAATAATAATACTACGCGAAAAAAACGGGATAACCCTAATACTGAACCTAAAATTAAAATGAAGACTGCGGCAAAACCTGTTAACAATAGTTCATTGAAAAAACGGTCCATCATAAATATGATGCGAAAACACCAAGAGACCCAATATAAACAAAAATTCGATACTACATCAAAGCCTAGCACGAGTCAAACCGATGTTTCTGCTTTTAAAAATGATTTTGATAATGCCAAGGAATATTTTAAGAATTTGCAAGAAACCGTTACGAAAAATGCAGGTCTTAAAAATCATACACTAAAACAATTACCACCGATGCGTTCACCACCCGTAATGCAGCCGGCGAGTATTTCCGGATTGCAGGATGTGACAAATAATGTCTACACAACCGCATCTAGTCCAACTGCCACCATTAATACGCAAATATTACCCGCACCCAAATACGGCTGTCTGAAAAATGGCACGTTACCCACATATCGTAATTTAATGAATCAAACCCGAAAAAATGTGCCTGGAGAATATGTAGGCGGAAATACAATGGCATCAAATATGGCTGTGAATAATATAAATCCTAATGTAAATGTTGCCAATGGTCCGGGTACAAATATGGTCCCAGATAAACCGAATATAAGTACAATCATGAAAAATGCCATACAGTCAAGCCAAATTCAAACTAAATTAGAAAATATGAACCGCAATAAGGTAAAGCCTAAGAAAATGAAACGAAAAAAAACAATACGTCGAACGTATAAGATTGGTCGGTCGAAAATAATGCCAAAAGTATCTGTTTTAGTATCGAATAAAACAATACGAAACAATATCTCGACCAAAACCCACCTCATCAAGCAAACCCCTATTCATGAAATACGTAAATATTTGATAAAACATGGGTTCATTCGTGTGGGTGCAATCACCCCGAACGACGTATTGCGCAAAATGTATGAAACAGCCATGTTAATGTGTGGTGAAATCCAAAACCATAATCCCGATAATTTATTGTATAACTTTTTGCACGATACCGAGAAATAAGTCATAAGATTTTGTAGTGTACTAGCGAAGTTGTTACAGAGAATGTTACGACTATTATACAACCATATATGAACATTGACGTATATGAATTCATTTTGTCAGTTAATCCCTTATGTGAATAATCATGCTCGTCTTCAAACATATGTTCAATATCATTCATATCTTCTTCGCATATTGTTTCGTTGGGATTGTCAAAGTTATAGTACTGCACATATCCAGTTCGTGGATTTATGCGTGGGCGCATGTAGGTGTATTCTATTTTGCCAGGGTCACAATAATATCCATATCCATCATCGTCATCATCATCGATTGTTATATTTATCCCAATTTTAACCATTGTTTTACATTCTATTGAGATATTTTTTTGGATAAAAATATGTCAATTTTACAAAAAGTGATTAATATAATAACATAAACAATTCTTGATATATTAATTAACTTCGAGAACATTAGGAATGGATACGGATACAAAGTCAATATATGGTGAATATTTTAAATATACAGAAGAATATCAAACAAAATACGGCAAGCATAGTGTGGTATTGATGCAGGTGGGTGCATTCTTTGAGGTATATGGAATAAAACTGGCCGACGGAGACGATATTGTGCGTAGTCAAATCGCACATTTTGCAGAAATCTGTCAACTTAACATTTCGGCGAAAACACAATCATACGAGAACGGTACAATTGTTATGGCGGGATTTCGCGACTTTACTATTGATAAATATATCACAAAACTTACCGAGAACGGGTATACTGTTCCTGTGTTTGTCCAAGAAAAAGACGGCAAATTAATCAGGCGAGTATTGGATAAAGTATATTCGCCTGGCACATTTATCTCTTGTGAAACTGATAGCAATAATGCTATTTCCAATAATATTATGACTATTTGGTTTGAATTATATAAACCGTTTGCCAAGTCGGTTCAGTCCAAAGATACGATGGTCTATGGAGTTTCTGTTGTGAATATTTTCACAGGTCAATCGTATATTTTTCAGCATGAAACTCCCTTTTATATGAATGTTACTACGTTTGATGAACTGGAACGGTTCATTTCGATATACAGTCCTAGTGAAATCATCATTATATCGCCGTTTGACAAACCCACAATTCAATCGATTACCCAATATGCAGGCATTCACACTAGCGTCGTTCATTTAATCGATTCGACTGATTTGAAAAATGAAAAAATAATGCGGTGCACTCAACAACGATATTTGAAGGAAGTGTTGTCGTTCTTTTATAAGGAAGATACGTTTGACATTTGCAAAGAATTTCAAGAACATATTTTGGCGACACAGTCGTTTTGTTATTTGCTAAATTTCATTCAGGAACACAATCCAACGTTGGTGCGTCGAATTTGTTTACCCGAATTTAATAATACATCGAAGCGAGTTATATTGCCAAATCACACTTTATTACAATTAAATATTATTGGCGACATGTCAGCCGAGAACAAGAAAATGGGGAAATTATCGTCGATTATGTCCCTGTTAAACAAGTGCAATTCGCCAATGGGTCGCAGATTATTTCAACATCAATTGACTAACCCGACATTTGATGAGAAATGGTTGTCGAAAGAATATTCGATGATTGCGAACATTACCGATGGAGAACATTATGATATGGTCGATTCTTTTCGAAAACAGCTTTCAAAATTGCGAGATATTGATAAAATATGCAGACAAATCGTTGTAAAGACGATTTATCCAAGTTCGATATATCTTTTGTATACATCATTGGATAGAGTACAACAAATGAATACGTGTTTATATGAAGACGCCGGAATTTTACAATATTTATGTGAATCTTTTTTAGAGAATGGAGAACCTAATAAATGTGGTTCCGTAATGGACAAAAAAATCACCGAAATTATGACATTTATGGATAAACATTTTATATTGGACCAATGCCACTCGGTGAATTCCATGAATACATTTCCAGCGTCGATTATTCAACCTGGCGTTTCAACAGAGTTGGATGAAGTCATGGAAAAGTACAATAAATCACAAGCATACTTTAATGCTATTTATAGTATTTTTAATGGCATTGTTAAATCAACTGAGCAATCACCGACCGACACTGAATATGTCAAGATTCACGAGACGGAAAAGTCTGGATTGGGGCTGCTTATTACATCGAAACGGTCATTGATTCTTAAACAAAATCTGTCTTCTATTTCAAAGAACGACCGAATTGTACGAATTGACGACAAATTCTCGTTTAATGCAGATGATGTGAAATTTGTAAAGGCGTCTGGCACGAACCTGGAAATCACTTTTCCAGAATTAACCGAAATTTGTAAAACGATTTTACATTATAAAGGCCTATTGAATAAGTTAATCGCTGAGTCTTATATACAAGTGTTATCAAAGTTGGAAGATGTTTATCTGGATTCATTAGAACACATATCCACATATGTAGCGAAACTCGATGTGCTGACAACTAAATCGTATATAGCAAAGAAATATAATTACTGTAGACCGGTTATAGATTATGCTGCTACAAAATCGGGTGTATGTGCAGTGAACATGCGACATTGTTTAATTGAACATTTACAACAAGATGAAATATATGTGCCGAACGATGTTGTTATTGGACGTACGGATAGCGGCGGTGACGGAATTTTATTGTATGGAACCAACGCGGTTGGCAAAACGTCTCTTATTCGTGCAATTGGTGTATCGGTTATAATGGCCCAGACCGGCATGTATGTACCGTGCTCGTCGTTTGTATTTAAACCATACACCGCTATTTTTTCTCGTATTTTGGGAAATGACAATATTTTTAAAGGGTTGTCTACATTTGCAGTTGAAATGAGTGAACTTCGTGTTATATTGAAATTGGCAGATGAAAATAGTTTAATATTAGGCGATGAATTGTGCTCGGGCACAGAAATGGAGTCCGCGCTGAGTATTTTTGTTGCTGGTTTGGTAGAACTTGACAAAAAGAAATCGTCGTATATTTTCGCGACGCATTTTCACGAGATTGTAGATTACGAAGAAATTGTTCAACTGTCTCGTTTGACACAAATGCACATGGAAGTTAGCTATGATCGAGAACACGATTGCCTCGTATATGACCGCAAATTAAAAGCCGGGTCGGGTCCACGCATTTACGGACTAGAAGTATGCAAATCGTTACATTTGGACGCAGAATTTTTAGAACGGGCATATGCAATAAGGAATAAGTATTATCCCGAAACGAGCGGCGTGTTGTCAAACAAAGAGAGCACGTATAATGCGCGAAAAATAAAAGGTGTATGTGAGCTATGTAACAAACAACTGGGTGAAGATATTCATCATTTACAGCATCAACAAGATGCAAATGAGGATGGGTTTATTGGAACGTTTCATAAAAATCATAAGGCGAATTTAGTATCCATTTGTGAACCATGTCATCAAAAGTTGCACAGCCCCGAACCGACTAAGGTAATAAAGAAAAAGAAGACGACTGCAGGTATCAAATTATTGTAGGGTATTATGGGCCAGGTGTATATTTTGATAATTCTGGATGCGCCGCATTGATATTGTAGAAATCAAAACTAGGATTTTTGGGCGCAGCAGTGGTAGTTTTGTCTGTAAAATAATTGTTTGCCTTGCTCAATAATACACTTTCACTGTAATCTGGGACGTAGGTTGATGCGCCATGCTTATATGTTCCGGGTTC